CGCGTCTTTAATTAGACGTGTATAGGTAAGCCATGGTGCTCAATGAGCCTATGGTTTGGGAGGAGTTGGAACAAACGGGGTTGGTCTCCCGGTGGTTCCCCTCTTCCCCCACCACCATCGACGACGTGGTTTCGTCGCTGAGGTCCCTCCGGGACAACGGGTTGTTCAAGGTCACGTTGCAACCCGATTCCGGAAAGGACGTTCCTCAAACACTGTTCGGCCGAGTCGGGCAGTTGATTGGCGGATTTCGGTCAGACAGTACTGTCCGAGTAACACTTCCGCCAGTCCTTCAGGAGTGGCAACACACACAAATCTTTGTTATGTGGCCACCACCACCACTATCACTCCCAACGTTCACAGAAGGCGTTTGGGAGGGGTTTGCTGGGTATGTGGTGGCGCCAAAGCATGCAGAGGGTGTCGGTGATATGTTACGCTCCGAATTCTCACACCTCAACGACAAGGCATACGAATTTGCTTGTAAGACCTATCTTCTTGTCTTTCCCAAGGCTAATCCTACTTTGTGGGACCGCTCTACGGGTCAGACAAGGAATGTCATTGAGGGTGTCTGTCGCGCCACGCGTGATGTGACGAGAGTGCCCACTTCAGTGGTCAGAGGAATTTTTGCGATTGGACGACGTTGTTCGCCGTATGCACTAGGTTTGCTAGGGTGCTATGCGGGGTATAAACTACTAGCATTTGGGCTGAGACATGTGATTAGGCACCACATGTCCAATGTCTGGCAACACGTTGCTCGTGTCGATCACCAGATGATTGACAATCAGACGACAGCCCTACCGCCTGTCCGGGAGCTGGAGGGGTCATCAATTGTGAGTATGAGGTACGTGCCCGACTGTGAGTCGTGGTTTACAGCATTTGTTGACTTCTGCCATCGGAGACGTTGTCCAAGACTTATTTTCAACCGTTGGGACACTGTGGTGAATCATATGTATACACCATACCCACAGTTACAAGCACCCAAGTCTTGGATGGACGTTATTCGTGGGACAAGGTACCTACGTCATGGAACGGCAGTGGTCCAGCCAGAATTACAGGCTGGACGACAGGATCCATATCGACGGGACGCCATGGGACGTATCGTGGTTGAGGATGGCATGCATCGGTTGCGTGTACCTCAGGTCACTTTCACCGTGACGACTGATTATGTCAATGCCCGTCAATTAATGTTCGCTGCCGTAGTAGGAAAACCTGTCCACCTGTTGGGCAACCTCCTCACTCTACCCTGTCGTGTCGTTAGTAGAGACGATCGAGGACTACCACAACTCAATTGGGATTGGAATTTACTCAAACTAATGGAGACGTTGGGAGTACCTGGATTTCTTATCGACAAGTGGCGACTGAGGCTGAACGAGAAACATTATCGTCGTAGGGCTCGTATAGAGCTTCTCAAACAACGAGATATTATTTTCCTCGTAAGGTCACACGTCATGTCAAAGCTGGGCAGGGAGAGCTTGAGGGTTAAGGACCCCAGAACACGAATGGTGGTGTCGCGGAGTGTTACAGAAACCATGATTTCGCTGAAGATCCCAATGAGTAGACAGAGTATCATCAATGATGCCTGTATCGAAGCCTGTTTTATCGATACAGCATATGATGAGGCGGGCCAAGAGCTGCAATATGGCCCGACGGCTCGTCCGCTCTGATGGGGCCCCGTCGAGATGGAAGGCACAGATACTGCTGTGGACCGAATTGGATCCAGGTTCCAGCAGGAGGCGGATATCAGTGTCACATACGGCGTGGGTAAGGTTAACAAAATCAAGAGGAAATACATTCTCTTGAGCGGTAGGGAACCAAATAATCTTCAGTTTATAGTACACAACAACACTCTCGTGAATGTCATGCGGGCTCTCGTGGAGCGTGTGTTTTATGTTGAGCGGCAAGTCAATGGCATCAAGACACTTGCCAAACCCCCAACAACGTCAAGGGCTTATTTCAACGAGCAAATGAGCGAATTTTCTTCCAAACTTCGTGAATACTTACCTTATGTAGCACGGATGAGTCTCCAGCAATTTGTGGAGACGTCCCCGGCACATAAGATGAAGGTTTACTTGAATGGGATGGTCGATTATTTGCGCGAAGGCTTGAGTCCAAAACAAAGCCAAGTCACCTCTTTTTGTAAGGCAGAGAAACAACGGATTACAGAAGAGAAAAGTGATCCAGCACCACGCATCATCCAGCCACGTGGGGTGATCTTCAACCTGATATTTGGTTGCTTCATAAGACCAGCTGAAAAGTTGATTTATGCTGCAATCGATCGGGTCTATGGTCGCCCCACGGTGTGTTGTGGACAGAATGCAGAGCAGATGGCTGCTATGCTATGGGACGCGTGGTGTGAAATCACAGATCCAGTGGCAATTTCGCTGGACCTTTCTCGGATGGATCAACATGTGTCTGTTGCTGCCCTGCGGTGGGAACATGGGTTCTACCGCCACATTTATCAACATGACCCTTGTTATGAGACATTAGATTGGTGTCTCCAGAGTACCATTAATAACGAAGGGCGTGCGTATGTGACAACGACTGATGGTCGGCCTGCAAAGGTTAAGTATCATAAGACTGGCAGTCGCATGAGTGGTGACATGAACACTTCACTTGGTAACAAGCTCATTATGTGTGGGCTTCTCTATTCATACTACAAGACTGTGTGTGGATTTGAGCCACGTGTCGATTTCAATGTGGTGGACAATGGCGATGACTGTGTGGTCATTCTGTCGAAAAAGGCCTATGGGAGGTATCAACGACAGACTGAGTTTCATGAAGTCAGCGACCGTGTCGCCGTGGCTGACCCTGCCAACTGGTCAAATGTCTGGTTGAGTGAGGAATCTTATAGATTCGTCCCACCCAGACATATGCCTGTTGATCAGTGGTTCAATTCCATGGGTTTCACATTGAAGGTTGAAGGTATCGTAACAAAGTTCAACCATATCGAATTTTGTCAAACACAACCGTGTTTCATCGATGGACGGTGGATCATGGTTCGGGGTTTGAAGGCACTGGCCAAAGATGCTGTATGTCTCAAACCACTTAATGTGTTGGACAAGTGGATGTCTCAAGTGAAGGGGGGGGGATTGGTGACGTATGGTAGTGTGCCCATTTTCTCGGCTTACTATCAATCTTTACCTGGCGATGAAGCCAAGGATCGTAAACTACTAAAGGGAACAGGTATGTATTATCTCAGCAAAGGAATGTCGAGTGGACGGACCATTACTGACCAGAACAGGGTGGAGTTCTGGGAGACCTTCGGGGTGACACCGCGGGAGCAGGAGGTAATCGAAAATGCATATCTGTCCCTTCAACAACAACAAGTAGCACTCGAGACTTGGCCGAGCCTGATGTTACCGCTCCCGGTAATATAATTGGTAGAAGTCAAGTATATAGGGTAAATGCCTAAGAGAAACAACAACACACGCCGGCGCACGGCGAGGCAGTCTGCTGGGACTGCCCAAACAAATAACCAGCAAAACGGAGGAGGAAGTATGGCCAAAAAGTTAGATCAGCTTTTGTCACGTATTCCCAGGGGTACGTTTGCCACGGTCGGTGGAGCCCTCGGTGGGCCTACTGGTGCAATGATTGGGAAGGGTATTTCTACCCTGACCGGTTATGGGGATTACAATGTCCGCGCCAATTCACTGATGAACCGCACAGTTATCGGAGAGATGGCTGATCAGGTACCTATGTTTAAACAGCAGGGTGCCGATACGCGGCTCAAACATTGTGAGTATGTGGCTGATATTGTCGTACCCAATGATCAGTATGATTATAACGTGGTGACGTACAACATTGATCCGACCAATTCGGATACCTTTCCATGGCTAGCTAGTGTTGCGAAGAAGTACCAGCGCTATAAGGTCCGTGGCATGGTTGTCGGGTATCGCAGCACTTCCACTGATTATCAGAACAGTGGAGTTGTCGCGATCGCGGTTAACTATGACGCGGCCGAACGCAGCTATGATTCCATGGAAGGGTTGCTCAACACTAAGTTTGCTGTGAGTACTAAACCCAGTAACTCAATGTTGGCCCCTGTGGAATGTGACCCCTCTCGTTCGCCGCTTGATGGCTATTATGTCCGACACGTAACATCTGTCGATGACACCGATGCTAGCAAGAGGCAGACGATCATGGGGAAGATCAACGTGGCGACGTCTGGTCTTACGCTTACTCCGGGGACTACAATCGGTCAACTCTATATTTCATATGACATAGAGTTCCTTTACCCATACCTACACAAGTCCCAGGTAACGGATCCTGGGAGTGCGGCCATGGGATTGGTCAATTATGCCACCCCGGTGACACACTACGCGTCAATCACTGACTTGGCCTACGGCAATCTTCAAGGGTTTTCTGTTTCTGGAGACCCGAAGAAGGTTATGGTCAAATACAATGCTTCACCGGAATCCACAATTTTGCCCACAGGTGCATCGTTGTGGCAATCATTCATTTTCCCACAGGGAACCTGGATCCTCCAGTACTCTGAGGGGGCATGGTATGGTGGCGTTGGGTCTAGTGTTCTCGGGGGTGGTACTGTCGTCACGGCCTCTCACGGCAACGCGATCAAGATCGATTTGATGCGTGAGGATAATGACAACACTAGTGTATGGTCACAGTACACTTTGACTGTGGGAAAAGGTTCAGTTGAAGACCGTACGTTCTATCCGGCGGGCATGGTCGGTCGGATCCAAACTGGCATATTCACGACCCTCGATGTCGCCATGTTCATCACTCCCCTCC